TGTTATACGCTCTTTTAATTAAAACGTCTAATTCTGCGCGTCTTTCGGCATCTGCACTCTGATATTCAACCTGATACTCAATCATCTTTTTCTTCCACAATCGTCTCTCATCGTAGAATTTTTCCATGAGTTCGGGAAGGAATCCTTGTTTATCTCTCTTGAATAACACTCCATTAGGTGTCACAGTGTGTTTCTTAAGATGAGATAAATCAACTTCCTCATTCAATATCTTATTTACACTGACATCCTGTTTGTCACCCTTCACCATTTTCTCAGGTGAAATATTATACTGCATAATCAAATGTGGATATAGACTGTTTAAGTCAAATGACACTACCCAATCATGACCACCTACTTGTGGTTCCTTAACATATGCACCTACAATAGAATGAGTTTTCCCTTCATATTTAAGTCTCTGTGGTGGAGTTGCAATGTTTTGTTCTTTTAAGAAATTATAAATGATGGTTTCCCAATACTTTACCATCCCAAAAGTATCATTATAATTGCACTTTGCATTATAAGACATTGCCTGAACTAACTCAATCAATCCAAGTTTGTCTTCCAACTCTTCAATTAAAACTGCATCCTTGACATTATACTCAAGAAACTTTGGATAGTTCTCTCGGTAAAGTGTATGAAGATTTCCATACTCAGAATAATCTAACTTACCTTTACCCAACTCTACATTTGCAATGTGGTTTAATGAATAGGATTCTTGATTAACAAAAGTGTGTTTACGATATAGTTCTAGATAGTCAAGAATGTTAACACCATACAAAGTGTATGCCATGTTCTTATCACGATATTGACCACCAACCCATTCTCTAACCTGACTCATTCCCCATGGAGAAAGTTTTTTATGTTCATCCTCACCAAGAATCTTGTCAATACGATTACACAAATAAGTGATATCAAATGAATCAACATTCCATCCTGTAATGATATCGAAAGACTGTTTTCTCCAATATGCAATAAACTGTCTGAGAAGATCAGGTTCATTTTCACATTCATGATAAACAACACCATTTTTCTCCCAAGGCCCGATTCCAAATGTCTGTGGTTGTTTACCAAATGGTTTGATGGTTATTGCATTGACCTTTTCTTCTGCAAGTGCTGGTTCGGGAAATCCATTCTCACTTTCACACTCAATATCGAGTGATGCAATTCGAATTAATTTAGGATCGTAAGGAATAACTCCTTGGAATTTATCTGCAATGTAAGTGTAAACATAACGATCATATCCGTGGATTTGAAATCCTTTGACGGCATTATATTTCTCTCTGAACTTTCTTGCACCACCCATTGAATTGAGATTAACCATCTCAAGTGGTCTTCCATCTAATGAACGATATGGAGAATCTTTTTTAGTTGGAACGTAATGATTAGGACGATAGGCAACAGACAGTTTTACCTGTTTGTTTCCTTTATATCCTTTGACTAGAATCTTGTCACGAGTGCGACAGACATTTGTATAAAAATCCATACTGTTATTATAACACAGCTGGGTCTATTCTACTAGAGTCTTTGGAGTGTCTTCTTGAAAATGATTTTCTAAAACTAAAAGTTTATCTTCTGCTTCTGCAATCAATTCTACTTGTGTGTCAATTGCAGATAGAATTTCGGGATGTTCCCCGATACCTGCTGAATTGGTTAAGTAGATTTCAATGTTTGCTTGCGCTTCCGCAATTGCACCTTGATACTTTAGTTCTAGTGCCTTCACTATAACTGCTCTCATAATATACCTCAATTATCTTTTATTACCAGTTGCTACCTTGTAATTTGTTTCTAATGCTGGTCTAGGTTCGAAAACCGTTACAACATGTCTATATGGAATATCAAAATTGTATTCCTTTGCATATGCAGCCCATGGTGCAAAATTTACACTCATAGATTGCGTTTCTTCATTTGCATCTAAAACTAAAATATTACAATCTTCAATTATATACGATAACTTCCACCATGCATTGGTAACAAATCCCATAAGGACTTGACCATTTAATAGTCTTATGCACTTTACTTTTTTACTAAACATTTTTTACCATTTCTTGTAGTTCTTTTGATCGTCTCCCTACCTGACCAAACCAAGTAGAGTCTTCCATTTCGCTGGCCATTTCTTTCCACTCATGTCGTCTTGCACAACCCAACATTTTTCTGAATTTAGAAAGTCGTGGAGCTCCAAGATTAAAACACATATTCACTAAAACATGTTGTATATCTTCGGGCAATTCATAAAAGTCTTCTTCATTACCAAAAACATGAATTGTCTCAACCAAATGTGTTGCAAAATCTATTTCAAAGTAACCATCAACAACATCTTGATCAATACGTTGACCTACTGGCCAGTCATAATGTTCATCATCAGGTTGACAAAGATGTCCTATTCCTAATGTTTTTAATCCTAGAGAATCTAAGTAGATTTCTAGAACTTCACCTTCATGTCTCTTTATCTGTTCTTTCAATATCTCTTTGTTCATGCTTTATTTTTTCCTCTAGGAGTTCAACTAAGATATCACCCATTAATGTGTTAAGTTCTTTATTATTTATAAGGGTGTTCATCCCCTCTCCTGACAAAGGTAGTCTTCTAATGGTTCTTTCAAAATTGATATTGGGTTTTCCGTCCTCAAATTGAACCTTACCATATTGATAAACCAGTCCTTTCCATTCACCACTAGTTATCTCTATCGCGGCGTCCTTTTCATTAGGATTTTCTACCACTTGAAACACTTCACCAAATAATTTCATCTTACGCTTCCCATGGAAATACTACCCACTTTCCTTCATTAAGGTGTAAAAATTGAACATCATCATTGTTTGGGCGACCAAATAAACATACTGGATGAACATCTTTATGAATAAACTCTATAATCTTTTTCATTGTAAACCCTGTATCATAGATATCATCAATTAATAATATCGGTGCAACTTTGTTTCCTATTTTGTTTAATAACCATTTTGGTTCTTTGTCAGTTCCGTCTCTACTTTGAAATCCTATAATACTCAATTCTGCATCTTTTAAATTAGATAAATGTGTTGCAATAGGTAGACTTCCTCTATAGATTCCAACGACATGTTTAAACTCTATGTTGTCTGCAATATAATGAATATCCTTTTTGTATTGAGTCCAACTATAGGTGAGTTTAGGTGAAGAACTCATTTAACGAACCCCCCCATTGCTCAGAAAGTTTATCCTGACTTCCTTGTAAGGGTAACCACTCGTTGATAAATTGTTCATAGTCGTTGATTCTTGATAATCCTCTGTCATTTAAGAGAGAAGGATTCTTTATGTATTTATCTACATGATCCATGTAATGCTCAACTGTTTGCATAACATTATAGAATGCTAACAGGTGAGACCCATCGAAACCAATGTCACTATGCCACTTAATTTTATTCTCTATATTTCTACTTGACCACTTAGTGCATTCTTCAATTAAGAAATCATAATCAAGTATATTAAAGGTCTTGAATGCCTCTTTATTTTTCTCATATAAATCACTGAACACTGGAACTAACTGATTTTGATAAATCCATGTGTCTGACTTCTTCGTTGTTGCTGGACTCTCTATATCAATGTTAATCCAATTCTCGTCTCTGTATCTTGAGAAGAACCATGAGTTGGCATGAGTTGATGAATCGTAAGAAACATTTTTTACAAAACTAAAATACTCAGGTGATATGAAAAATGGCATCATCATTTTGTGTGATCCCACTCCCAATAAATGAATGTTCTCTTTAAGAGACATTGGAATCTCTAAACCTTTAACTGCGTAGATCATTTCCATTCGGTTATCAAGACTTGCACCACTACATGCAGACGATAGAGAAATACCACAACAGTGTGATAACTCTTCTTCTGTTAATCCATTCACAATCGTTTCAATGTATTCTCTGTATGATTCTAAGTCCTGTCCTTGAACTATGAGTGTAATCTTAGTGTCACTTTCTAGTGCATTAAACACTTGTATCTGTCTCTTAACATTTGTAAGTGTTGATCTTGCAGTATTACCAATTAAGTCTCTTGCAAATCTTCTACCAAATGTAGATGTCTTCATTGACCATCCACTATTTGATCCATCAAACTCCACTGGAATATCATCAAAGATCATTGCAATATCTGAATAGGTTCCTTGATGATTATAAATCTTATCTTTTATCTCAGGTGTTAATCCTTTCTTTGTTCTTGAAAGTTGTAAACCGCCACTGTCTGCATATAGATTATGCCATTGAGGAAGATAGTCATGCATTGCAACTCCATGACTTGGTTCTGTATGAGAATTGAACAACATGGATATGTTTTGATTATCATATTTGTCGTTCATATATGCTATCTTATTATTAAAGACTTCTGCATATGGAACAAGCACGGACTGATCGTAATAGAGATTACTAGTCCCCATCGTCATACCTGAGATTACATATTCAAAATTAATCATTCACAATCGACATAAATTCTGCTCGTGCTTGAGGAATATCAAAGAATGCACCACCCAATCTACTTGTAACCATAGATGAGTTTACATCTTCAACACCTCTTGCTTTTACACAGAAGTGATCACACTCCATGTAAACTGCAACATTGTCAGTTTCTAATATCAACTGTAATGCACGAAAAGTTTGTTCAGTTAATCTTTCTTGAACTTGTGGTCTCCTTGCAAAGAAGTTTACCACTCTGTTTAGTTTTGACAGTCCTATTACATTTCCAGTAGGAATGTATGCAACATGACATTTACCGTAGATGGTTTGAAAATGATGTTCACAAACTGACTTAACAATGATGTTCTTTTGAACTACCATTGAATCAAATTTCATCTTGTTTTCAAATATCGTGCATCTAGGAAACTTCTCATAATCCATTCCACTGAATAGTTCATCAAAGAACATAGTTGAGACTCTAAGAGGACTATCTCTCATGGAATCATCTTCCATATCACAACCAATTTTTTCCATTATATCTCGGAATTTCATTTCGACAAACTCAACATTATGTTCATAACCACCGTTCATTGGAGTTTCTACTCCCAATTCAATTAAATGATTGTGAACTTGTTGTCCTAATTCTGCATCATACTTCATTCTATCTCTCCAAACCAATATGGATTTTCTTTCGTTTCAAATCTATTTAGCGGTTCTAAAACCTTATTGTGAAAATCCATTTTATAATTAACTCCTGCTTCAGTTTCCCACCATGACTCATTAAACTGAACTGAACTAATATTCAAATCTCCATCATAAAACAATGGACTAATCTCATTTCTAAAAAGGGTGACTTGCTCTCCGTCATATCTTGCACAACTAAATGTTCCATCAACATCATCAAGATAACCACCTAGTAATATGTGTCTATGTAATAATTCTGTATCCCAACTAAGACCACCATATCCGTCTTGCCATTCTTTTATTTGATACTCTTTAATGATACCATTGTGCCATAACATATCCTGTCTTATACAGGAAGGATGCATATCTTTACTTTGTGTTGTTGGTGCTTGAACATGACCTAACCAATATGTCTTATAAAGTGTTGAATCATATTCTTTAAAATAATCCCTGTCCCAAGTTATTCTTGGAAATTCACCAAGAGATTTTCTCATTCTTGAACTAAAGACCGTTTCACCGTCTCTATAATGTTTAAATGCACCTGTAACAAATTGTGTTACAGACCATGAATAATCACCTCTATACTGATTAGCAGTTGCTAACTCTTCAAACTTTTCTTTATCAAAACTTCCAAATATCGCGCACATTATAATGTTACCACCCAGTCTATTATTATATCATAAGGTATAGGGTCTTGCCTACCGACTTTCATGAAATTCATAATTCTTTCTGCACATGATGGACACTTCCCACATGATACTGATGCAAGAGGTTCATAGCAAGTCATTGTATGTTTTAATAGATCGAACTGACCTAAGTCTATTGCAATTTTAATCTCATCTGCTTTTGACATCTGACTGAACGGTGCAACAATCTCAATCGTATTATGTCTATTCTGTGATGCAACTGCATTCATTGAATCAACAAACTTTTGTGTTGTATCCCAATAACCATATTCATCATGAACTTGTAAACCTGTATAGACCTTATTACACTTCTGAACCTCTGCTTGCGATAATGCGAGTGATAGTAAAATCATATTCCTAAATGGAACATAGGTCACTGGTTGAGGATCACCCAACACTTCTTTAATGTTAGGCATGTCTATATCTGTCCCTTCAATATTTGCAGATAACGGTCTTGCGATCTCTCCTAATATACTTAAATCTAATACGGTGTGTTCAACACCCAATGCATTACAAAGTTCCCTTGCTTTAAATATTTCTATTCTTTGTTTTTGATTATAGTCAAAAGTAACTGCTTTAACATTGTCTTTACCATATTGGTCTACTAACATCATGGTTGCCACGGATGAATCTAACCCACCTGATAACACTACCAATACTTTATCGTCTAATTGTTTAACTTTTAATTCATTCATAATCGTATATCGTTCTAATTTTAGATTCATCATATCCAAATGTTTCTACCTGTTGGATAAGACCATCTAAAATAAATTTATGTAAATCAGGGAACATATCACCTGCTGAGTTTGGACTTCCATGAAATCCATCGTCCTTTGCTTTGTTATATAATTCTTTCTCAGGGATTATTGCAAAATTTTCTATTGCACCAACTTTTTTTAATTCTGTTAATGACTCTTTTGCTGGATCATAATTTCTTTGTTTTGGATTGAAATTTGCAATCACATTTTTATATGGATGTCCTAATCCTTGCATAGTTATAAAAAAGAGCATCATTCTCTCATACATTACACTTTTATATAACTCATCATTCTCATGTGGCCCTGCTTCGTAATTAAGATACGGCCATGACTCCCAAAATGGTTCGGGAACCATACCACCATTTGATACAACAATCATATCTACTTTAGGCCCAAAACTCTCTTGAAATTTTCTCCATTTTTGACTGCGGTAATAGGGTCTAGTCGATGTGCATAAAGATAAGAATGCAGTAGGTTGTGTTGGTATATGTTGTTCCACTACTCTTTCAAATGCTTCATGTAATATTGGAAGTTTTAAAACTTTCGTTTCACAATCCATTTCACTGGATGGAATCCAATCATCTGACCGAAAGAGTTTTTCATCACCTTT